TATATTGACGGCATTCCTTCTTTCATGATTAAGAGTGCAACAGCACCTAACGTGAACTTGAACGAAGTAAAGCTTGACCATATCAACGTATACCGTAAGATTAAAGGTAAGGCTGAGTGGCAGGATATGACCTTAAATCTTTATAATCCAATATCCCCTTCCGGACAACAGGCCTGTATGGAATGGGTTCGTTTATCACACGAGTCTGTAACAGGACGTGATGGATATTCTGACTTCTACAAAAAAGATTTGAATCTATCAATCTTAGGTCCTGTAGGAGATGTAGTTTCTGAATGGATTATCAAGGGAGCATTCATTAAGACTGCAAACTTCGGTAGCTACGATTGGTCTAACCAAGACGCTATAACCATTGAACTAGGTATTGGAATGGATTACTGTATCTTGAACTACTAGAACTACTTCATTTTCAATAAGTTAAGAGAGCCGCCTAAAAGCGGCTTTTTTTATAGTATTACGGAAATCTTAATGTTTATAACTTATTGATTTTCAATAGGTTATTTTAGTATAAAAAGTTGTTTCCAAAGCGGAGAATACGTATATTTAGGTATAAAATAAAAGTTATGAGCTGGTTAACACTCCTTATTACATCTTTAACAGTAATTTGCCTAGGTTATCTTATAGCTAAATTCTGGGTAGAGATTTTATTATTTTTTGTTGTATTGCGTGCTATACTTGCTGTAACTATCGTATCTGGTGCATCTACTATTTTTTGGGTAGTATTTATAGAAGGTGAAACTGACGGATGGCAGCAAATTTGGATATTCTTTTTTACCCTATATTCTGTTATACTTGGAATTATATTAGTTATAATTTTTGATATCTATGATGCAGGTATAAAATTAGTACGTGATATCTTTAGGATTAAGTAAGGAAAGTTATATTTGATATATTTATCAATATATAACTAAATTAAGATTATGCCTGAAAAGTTTTCAATCCCTACTGAAACTATCGAACTACCTTCTAAAGGTAAAGTGTACGAAACAACAAATCCTCTTTCTTCCGGTAATGTAGACATGAAGTATATGACCGCTCGTGAAGAGGATATTCTCACTAACGTTAACTTATTAAAGCAAGGTACAGCTATCGAACGTATGCTTCAATCTCTCATTAAATCCCCAATAAAATTTGAGGATCTTTTATTAGGTGATAGAAATGCTTTATTAATAGCTGCACGTATTCTCGCTTATGGCTCCCAGTATAGCTTTGAATATTTCGATAATGAGTCTGAAGTAAAAGAAACTATAACTGTAGATTTGCAAACTCTCAAAAATAAGCCTGTAAACTATAGCTTATTTAAGAATAAAAACGAATTTTCGTTTAAATTGCCTCATTCTAAGAATACAGTAACTTTCAAGCTCTTTACTGTAGAAGATGAAAAAGCTATTGATGCAGAGTTAAAGAGTCTCAAAAAAGCTAATCTCAATGCCGGGGAAATAACCACACGTTTAAAGAGGCAGATTCTTTCGGTAAACGGTGATTATGAAGCTAAAACAATAAGAGACTTTGTAGATAATGCTTTAATTGCAAAAGATTCAAATCCCTTAAGAGCATATATTACATCTCTAACTCCAGATATCGACTTGACAGTCAATTTTAAACTACTATCCGGAAAAGAGGTCGAGGAGAGCCTGCCGCTTACGGCGGAATTTTTTTTTCCCGGGAGTTGAATATCGGCAAGTATATAAAAGAGAGGTTTTCGAGCTTACTTACCACGGTGGCGGAGGTTTTTCGTGGTCTGAAGTCATGGATATGCCAGTCAATGAAAGACGTCTTAATATCCGGTTTATTAATGAGCATTTAGAAAAACTTCAGGAAATACGAAATGAACGGCAAACCGTTACTGCCGATAAACCTTTGATTTCTAGACCTGATATCAAAGCTAAGACTGATCCAGATACATACGTTTCTAAGGTAAAAAAGAAGTAAATAGATATTTATTTCTATAGAAAGACATGGCTACCTCTAAGAATCCAAATAAAAAAGCAACTCCTGGTTATATTCCTGAAGACGAGAAACAGGAGTTGATGGATCAAGTTGGTTTGATCGATAAACAAGCCCTTAGTTTCAGAAATCTTTTAAGTCTAAGACTACAGGCAAATAGAGCTGGAAGAGAGGAGAAAAAACTGTTTGGAGAGATAGTTAAGTTAGGTCAAGAACAAATCGGTAATGCTCGAAAATATAGGGATCAGTCCGCAGTAGTTAAAAATTTAGAAAAAGAAATAGCCAATACTAAAGATACAGCTAGCAAAAAGCATCTCGCATATTTAAAAAAAGAACTTGCTGAAGAAAAACAAAGAGAGAAAGAGCTAAGAAGGACAGCCGGTGGAGCACTTATGGCTATGAAGATAGAATCTAAAGCAAAAAAAGATGCTTTAAATGCTGAAAGGCAGTTAATAAAGGATATAAATAAAGAACGGGGAATAGGCGGTAAACTAGCAGATCTTTTTAGAACTAAAGAAGGTAGGCAGAAACAGATTGATATTGCTCGTGCGAGAGCAGGGGGCGGTGTAAATATCCCGCCCGGTGGCGGCGGTGGTGGAACTACTACAGGGGCTGCTGGAGGTGGAGGAGGTGACGGAAAGGGTAAGGGAGGTATAATTGCAGGAGTTCTAGGAGCGGCAGGTATTGCCGGACTTGTAGCAGGTATTTCAAAAGGTATAGCTGCGCTAACGAATCCTTTCAAAGCAATTGGCGGGTTAATTAAGAGTAATATAACTGCACCTCTTTCTCAAGCCTCTAATCTAGTATCTGGAGGAATAGGAGGGGGTATGGGAGTGGGAGGTGGCGGTATATCAGGAGCCGGCGCAACAAGTCTTTTAGGCGGTTTTCAAGATATAATCAGCAAAATCCCCCTTGTAGGTGGTCTTCTCGGAGGCCTTGTTGGTATTTTTAAAGGGATAGTAGATCTCGTTCTAGGATTAGATCAAGGGTTAACTAACTTTGCTCGTAATGTTGGAATGTCCAAGGATAGAGCCAAAGGAGTTAAGGAGGAATTTAGAGCCATTGCTAAGGCTAGCGATAATATAGTAGTTAACGAGACTAGATTAATGGAGTCTCAAGTTGAATTAACTAAAGCGTTAGGCGTAAGAAATCAGTTCTCATCTGATATACTTGAGAATAATATTAAGTTAAAAGAGATCGCCGGGTTAGAACTAGAAACAAGAAAGTCTCTAGCACAAACTAGTATAATTACAGGCAGGAATGCTGAAAAGCTTACTAAAAGTATTTTAGCTCAGTCTAAAGCATTTGAATTCGAGACTGGTGTTGCATTTGAATTTAGAGATGTATTGAATCAAGCTAGCAAACAGGCAGGTGTACTAGGGTTAATTTTTACAAAGAATGATAAACAATTAACAAATATGCTCATGCGCACCAAAGCCATGGGCTATGAACTTAAACAGCTAGATGGACTTGCTAATAGCTTTCTTGATTTTGAAGGCAGCATCTCTAAAGAGATGGAAGCCCAGGTTTTAACTGGCAAAGAATTAAATTTAACTAGAGCTAGAGAGGCTGCGCTTAATAATGATCTTGTAACTCTTGCAAAAGAGATCAATACACAAGTAGGTAGTGCAGATGAGTATTTGAAGATGAATAGGATTCAGCAAGAGGCGATAGCTGAATCAGTAGGTATGACTAGAGATAGTTTAGCAGATGTACTAAAACAGCAAGAATATTATAGAAGACTTGGTGCAAGTAATTTAAAGCAAGCTGCCGAAGAACTTCGTATACTAAAACAAAAAGGTTTAACACAGGCAGAGATAAGTAAGAAGATTGGGGAAGATGCCTATAATTATATTACTCAAACTTCTACTGCCGAACGTCTCACTGAGACAATGAATAGAATTAAAACAATATTTATTGAGTTTATTGAAAAGTCCGGTATCTTAGATTTTATAACTAATCCCCAAAAGATACAAGGCTTTGTTACAGGGCTAATAAATAGACTGGCAGGTGCAGTAGAATTAATCGGAAGTATTGTAGCAGCTACGTTGGATCTCGTTGCTAAGGTAGCTGGGTTCTTTGGAGGTGATTCTGCTAAGTT